GTCCAACGAGAAGTAACAAACTCAGCATTGTTTTGATAAAGAGTTCCGTTAAAGTTAACGTCTCCTTGTATATTTAGTTGATAATTTCTAGTCTGATTATTAGTAGGATCAACACCTGATGTATTAGTTGTGTTGATAGCAACTCTATTGTTGTCACCACGAATTGTTAGTGCTGGAGTGCCATTCCAAGATGTTCCACCATTGTTTGTAGATGCTTGAATTGTGAATAGATGGTTACCTACTAATTGGTTACCTATTCTAAAGTTTCTGTAAGAAGATGATCCACGGAAATTTATTGGTGCACCTGAGTTATCATTATCAGTATCAATAGTAACGCCAGTTTGGAACATTGCATTACCATTGACTTCAAGTGTGTAATCTGGTTCACGATTTATGTTGATACCTAATTTTCTAGATGCAATAATATCACCAACAACACGAAGATATAGTTCTGGTTGATCACCAGATATTGTAAATCCTTCACCATATTCAGAGTTTGGTGATGAAGCATCAGAATGTCTGTATTCAATTGTACCATTTTGATTAGGTGTTGGTGCATTATCACTAAATTTAATCTTAGCACCTTGTGCATTATTAAGTGTGTGAATGAAGATACCATCATCACCTCTAACATGTAATGTTGCTGATGGGTTAACACCAGCATTAATACCAACTCTATCTGTTGATACGTCAACAAATAATGTGTCAGTGTCTACTGCAAGGTCATTAACAAGAGTTGTTGTTCCAGAAACCTGTGCGTTACCAGATACGTTGAAGTTAGAACCAGCACCTGTAATGGTTAGGGTTCCAGTCATAGTATCACCAGTCTTCAATACGTTTGCTGATGCAGCACCTGATAATGATGCAGTGATTGTACCAGCAGAGAAATTGCCAGATCCATCACGGAAGACACCAGAGTTTCCTACGTTTCCAGTTCTGAATATTATGTTACCTTCGTTCCATATCTTCTGTCCATTGATTGTAAGACCATCAGCGTTAGCAACAGATACAGCTAATGTTCCTGAGTTTGTAGTTGCATTACCACCAGATGCGGTGATAGTTGCTGTTCTATGATTATCAGCACCGCTAGGTACTGTCTGTGATGATCTAAAGTAAATTGCAGGACTTGATGCTTGTCCATCAACTCTACCTAGTTTTAATATTGCAGTTCCACCAGAACTTTCTAATTTACCAACATCAACTGTGTTACCATCTTCAATAGAGAAGTCATTAAATGCAACTCTATTTGATGCAGTACCAGCAGTTATAGCACCAACAAAATTACCAGATGTAAGTCTACCAATTAGTATTGTATAATCATTAAAGTTATCAGAAGTATCGTCATTTGTTACAACATTATCAATCGTGAAACTACCAACACCCTGTGCGTTAGAGTTGTATAGGTTGATTGGATTACCTGGTGCAAATACGCCAGTTGAAGATGTATCTAGAATAATTCCTGAGAAGTAGATCTTATACTTAGGATCTCCTAAGTAAGACTTGACTGTAATAGAATCTCTAACTCTAGTTGCTTCAATCCATGTAGGAACTCTCTCTGTTGAAAGAACTCCGTAGTTAATGTTAAGTGCATTCTGATACCAAGTTCCTTGTCTGTTATCTAATCTGTCAGCATCTAGATCAGAATCTACACCATCGTTAAGTGATGTCCATACTTTACCCCAAGATCCAAATGATGATACACCAGTTCCAGATCCACGAATATAGAAGTTGTCATTATCTGTAAATGCAAGTTGTCTTACACCACCAAATCCAGTATCAAAACCAGAACCACCTTGTCTGAATGTAACAACCTGAGTTCTAGTACCACCATCATTCAATCCAACTGCACTATTGAATACAGTGTTTGAAACAATACCAGAAGAAAAACTGTTTGGTGCGGGATTTGAGGATGGGTTATTAGTAATTGTTGAAAGTCTAAGTGTATTACCAGACTGACCACTGATCTCAATATCATATAATCCACTCATTCTATCACTAGAAAGGAGTCCAGAACTTAAGTTGCTGGCATTTGTGTAGAATGAACCATCTACACCATCAAGTAAGTCAGCATCTAATCCACTATCAGGACCAGTCTTAAGTTCAACAGAACCGTTTCCTGCTAGACCAATATTAAATTGTGCTTTCTTAAATCTTGCAACACCAATTGTACCGTAGAGGTCAGCAGAAATAGTAAGATCTGTAACTCTGTTAACATCAAGAGATACGTTTGCATACTGTCTGTTAACTGTAGAAACTTTTGCTTGTAAAACAAGAGCAGAACCAGAACCAATCTGAGTTGGATTTGATGTTACAGTAAAGTCACTACTATATCCACTACCACCATCTGTTACTGTTAATTCTGTAACTACGTTACCAGCAACAACAATGTTAACTTTAAGTCCAGTTCCTGTACCACCAGTTAGAGGAACATCAAAATATTGTCCGTTTGTAAATCCAGAACCACCTGTTGCAATAATTACATCATCAACAAATCCACCTTGAGTAAAGGTTGACTCAAATGTTAATGGAGATGCACCACGCTCAAATTCAATGATAGTTCCTAAAGGAATTGTTGCATTGACTGGATTGTTTAATGAGATGGTTGTTAGTCCAGCAGCAGTAACAACACCATTAATGTTTGTGTTATTTTGTATTCCACTAACAGTATTCTTAACTTCATGTCCAATAAGAACATCAGAGTTAGTTGTAAAGATCATCTGTGATGATCCACTACTACATTGTGCTGCTAGTTTAGCAAAGTATCTTGCTTCAGCACCCTTAACTGACTGAACTGCTAATGCAAAGTTCTGGTCACCTCTTAAGAATGTAAAGGAGTTTGCAGCACCACCTGTTGCTAATCTATCTGTTTCAATAACACCTGATGTAATATCTGATGCAGCAATCTGGTTAGATGATAGAGATACCCAGTTATTGTTATCAAATGATGATGTGTTAACAACTCTAGCAAGATTGACTGTGTTTGCACTAGGTGATGTACTATCGTCAATAGTATCAGTATCTTCTATCTTAATATTGTTAACTATGTTACCATAGAGTCTACTTTCAATTAGAGCATTACCTTGTGCTTGTACACCAGCACCTGGAGGAGCAGCAAATGTAATTGTAGGTTGTGTAGTGTATCCTAAACCACCGATGTACCCACCAAAATCATTGATGGTAACAGTAACAACTGTACCGTTTGCAATTGTACAAGATGCTTGTGCTGCCACTGCACCAGCAGATGGGTTACCACCACTGATTGTAATAGTTGGTGCAACAGTATATCCAGAACCACCGTTTGATATGTTAATCTGATAAAGAACACCTTGTCTATATTCTGTTGCCTGTATTCTTCCTGTTGTTAGACTTCCTGTAAATACATCACCTATTGTAAATGACAATGCAGGATCTACTGCAAATCCTAAGAATAAACTGTCGTTATCATTGTTTAAGATGAACGATGTAGATGTATCCTGTTGGATTGCGATGTCACCAGCAAGTGCACCTTCTAGAGATGTTCTTGCTGCTTGATCGGGAACAGTAAAGACTTGGAAAGGTCTTAGAGCAGGAATCTGATCAATAGATATCTTACCAGAGTCAGTCAATTCAACCAGTGCTCTAGGAACTGCGTTGGTAGAATATGGTTTGTTGATGTAAGGTCCTAAAGAGTTAGTGATGTAGTCTCTAACTGCTTTCTGTGTAGGTAGTTTAGAGTCACTAGAGTTAGCACCACCTAATGTGTTAGATGCGTCAAAACCAGTAACAACAACGTCACCACCTTTCAACTTCAAGAATTCAACTTCAGAAATTGTAACCGTACCAGTAAACGTAATAGCACCAGTTCTGTTCTCAATTCTAGCAAACGTACCAACCTTGAAGTCTCCTAATTCGTCAGTACCAGAAACATATACACGACCATATAGTTCAGAAACTTGTTCGTATGCCTCTATCTTAGTACCACCGTTCTCAGGTAGTGCTAGGTAGTTAGTACCTGATCCAGCAAATTCCCAAGTGTGTGATGAGGAGTTAACAATAGATGGTCTATGTAACTTAATTGTCTTACCAGTGAAAGTAGATGTAGATACTGGATTTCCAGTAGTACTATCTTTCAAACTCATTGCACCGCCAGTACCATCATCAAATGTTAACTGTGCAGAGAATGGAGGACCTACAGTAACACCAGCAACAACATCAACGAAGTATTCTATTCCATCTGCAGTATTTTCTAATCCATCAATCTTAGCAACATAATGCTCTAGTGGTTCTCTTCCTAATCCACTAACTGTAAGAATTGTTCTACCTGTAGGTGTGGCAGATACGTTACTGATTGTACCTTGGTCAAATTCATAACACTCTGCTCTATATCCGACACCTCTCAAAGCAAATGTACCGAAGTTGGTAGCAGAGTTAGTGATAGAACAATAACCACCTGACTCAGCAAGCACACCATCTTGACAGAAGATAACGAACACAGAAACTAACTGTGTATAACCATCGTTGATAACTTTGTAACCAGTACCACCAAAGGAAACAATCGTGAATGCAGATGCAACCATTGACTTACCCTGATTAGGGAAGGATGCAGATCCATCTAGTTCAAGACCAGGAAATGGGCAGTTGGGTTGTTTAACTTTAGATCCGTCAACCAGTGCACCACCACCTCCTAAGAAGGAGATAACAGATGCGTTCTGTGTATATGGAGATGCTTCAATAATTGGGAACTCATCAAAGTCACCACGAATTGCTACTCTGTTATTATTACTATCATAGATGAAATTATCAGGATATGTAATTATCTGTGCAGAATCAAATAATGTTCCATTGTTAGTTGTAGTAGCACCTGGTTGAATTGTACCATCTAGAATATCCTCAAGAAGATCCATGAGGGTATTGATTGTGTTATTAACACCAGAACATAATGTATTTGCTCCTGCAGCATATACAGAGATAGACTCACTAGCAGATCTTACAAATGCGTGAGTTGACTGTGGTGTATGTGACACTGCATTTGTAGATGCAGATACAAAAGTATGTGCAGTTTGTGGAAGGAACTTAACACCTTGTGCAAGACCACTTACAAATGTATGTGTGGTTGTGTTAGATGATGTGCCAACATTAACTGTTAATGTTCCATCTTGTCTCTTGATTCCTCCTGCTGTAGCACTTACAAATGTATGTGAACCAGTATATGGAGATGTGCCAACATTAATTGTAAATGTGTTGTTGTCTATTTTAATAATTGGCAACCAGCGATTACTTGCTGGATCATAACCAGCACGAGGATATGATTTTTGTGCTGAGTTACCATCAAGAACACAAGTGTATGTTAATGCATTGTCATCAATCTTGACATAATCACCAGTAGAGAATCCATGGTTTGTAACAGTAAATGTTATAACACCACTAACCGCATCATATGGTGCATTAGATGCTGTATGTGATGTAGACCCTACAGCTGTTACTGCTAAAGATGATCCAGATGCAGGATCAGTAGAACGAGGATATGGATGGTTTGTGGCATTACCATCTTGATCACATGTAAATGTTACAGCACCATCTTCTAATACTATATTTCTTCCTACGCCAATACCATGCTGACCAAGTGTAAGAACTAAGTCTCCAGTATTCGGATTGTATGTTGTTCCAGTTTGTGCAGTTAATAATTTATTTGCAGGAGAAGAACCTACATTAACTGTGATAGTGGTTTCTGATACTGCAACGGTAGGAATAGATCTTCCACCAGCTCTATCAATAGAAGGTCTTGGATATGTTTTTTGACTCTGGTTACCATCCATTGCACATGTAAATGTCAATGAATTATCAGCAATTACAACACCCTCATCAATAGTTAAACCATGTCCAGTTCCTATTGTTAGTTCTAATAATCCAGTAGCAGGATCATATGTTGCATCTGTTGGTGTCCACTGTTTATTAGTTCCAGCATTTCCTACATTGACTGTAATTGTACTTGCAGATGTTCCTGTAACATTAGTGTAGTTACCATATACTGGTTGACCTGACTGTGGATAACTATGCTCTGTAGCATCATTGTCCATATCACAAGTAAACACTAATGATTCTGGAGTAATACGAACTGTATCTGATGTGGTAACACCATGACCAGAACCAATAGTTAATTCTAAATCACCACTTGATGCATTGTAAGAAGCATTTGTAGGAGTAAATACTGAACTTGCAGCAGATGCTTGTGGATCAATAAGAATATTCCAGTCTTCAAACTTCGGAATGTCCGAAGTCATTGGTGTTGGATTGTAAATTAAGATTGTAGCATCTGTTATAGCACCCACAAATGAGTGAGGAGAAGATGCACCAGCACCAGCATTTCCTACATTACAACTGATTGTTGTACTACCACCAGAAACTGATACGTTGGTAATCTCATGACTCTTTCCATAAGTAGGATCAGTTTGTGAAGGACCTGCATGGTTTGCTGTTGTTCCGTTATAGTTACAAGACCAATTTAAAGCATCCTCTTTAAATGCAATTCTATCTCCAGTGGTTGGAGTAATAGAAGGATTAGGTATTGTTACAGTTAGAGCACCAGTTTGTGCATTGTATGTTGCAGTGCTTGGAGTTGTTTCTAAAATGTTACCATCAGTCCAGTTACGCATACATTCTTGTGCGTAAAACTTCGCTCTATTGACTGCGTATATTGTTGCTGGTCTTTGTGCTTCTGGTACACCTGTTAATGCTGTGCCTGTGAAGTATAATTCTGCAGCATTTACAACACCTTCGTTACCACCAAATACTAAGTCTTTTACTAAACCATCTAGAATTAATCTTATATCTCTACGACATTTTCTCTCGTTAAGATCAGATAGATTTAATAGTGGATAGTTTGCTTCAGCATCTAATAATGCTTGGTCTGCAATTAGATGTTTGTTTCTAGTAATTAGGTATGCAGCATCAAGATATGTACCACTCTGATTCTTTGTAATAACATCAACCCAAAGGAAAGCAAGAGTATCAATTGCAGCTCTTACATCATTACAAGCAAAACCAGTATTGTTAGCAGTACCATCTGCATTTAACAAAGCTGTAGATGTAATTACAGTGTCATCAAAGTATCTTGGTAAACTAGAATATCTTGGAACGTATATTGGATCATTTGTAGTACCAGTATCAGTCCTCCAATTTCTCATTGCTAAAATTGCTAGTTGTCTAGCATATTCAATAGCACGAACATTGTAGATAATCTCATCTTTAATATATGCAATGTCACCATCAACAACATATTTTTTTGCTGCCTCAATAATATTAAAGTTAGAACCAAATTCTAAATCTCGTATGAGAGCATTGATAAAGTGATTAACGTCTTGACGACACTGCTCATCACCATCACTAATACTAGATGTTGAATCTGGAGAACTGTATGCGGGGTATAATTTTTGTCCAGAATCACATTCTAACAATACATTCTCAAGTTTGATTGTATTGTCTTCTAATAAATTTGCAACAGGTGACGTAGTTGTTACAGTAGCAACACCAGTTACTATGTTATCATAAAGAAAATCAGATACATTATATGCAGTTCCACCAAATGTTACTGTACCACCAGAAACATAGGTATGTGTTGATGTTGTCTGTCCAAGATATATGTCAAAGGAACTTCCAGATATATTGTATACAGAGTAGTAGTTTCTAGCAAACTCTGCATTGATTCTTCCTACAACTTCATCTGCAATAAATTCTCTATTGTTACGAAGGAATGTACAAGCATCTTGAAATCTTCTTTCTACAGGAGATGATAATGGGAATTTGTTTGGAGAGTTGAGTAATGATAATGTAACTACTTTTGAATGATTTCTTACTACTGCAAACTGACCAGGATCATAGTTAGCCTGAGTAAGACTTGGCATCTTCTTAGGAATTACAAATCTTCTGCAACGACCATCGGCGTCTTCTAAGACTTTATAAATCCTTTGTTTACCATTTAAAACTGACAAATCTGGAGACGAAGTAGGTAATCCACTAATTTCAATCTCCTGACCTTCTTTAAAATCATGTGTATTTGTTCTACCAACTAGTGCGTTAGTATAGAATACAATACCACCAAGGTCTTCTGCATTACCAAACTGAGCACTCTGGAAACCACCAGTTGCAATACTTGGATTGTTCTGTAATGAAAAGTCAATTCTAGAGATAGGTAGAGTTGTAGTATAATCTTCATCAACAGAAACAACCTCACCCTCAGCTCTAATTGATGTAATTTCTGATGTGTCAAATGTTTCAACAACAGCAGTTGCAGCATTAATTGTATAAGTTCCACCAATACCAGTACCAGTCCATTCTTGAGATCCTAATATTGGAAAGAATGTGACGTCCCAAATACTGCTTGCTGATTGTGTAGAATCAATAGATTCTATCTCATAGAATCCTACGAAATTATTACCTGTAGATGGATTAGCTACTAACTGTACAGTTGTACCGCCAGGAATTGTACCTGTAGGATCTGATGTAAGTCTTAATGTGTTAGGACCTTGCTGTTGTGTTACAGTCATTCCTGTATTTGCACCAGGACTTGCAGATGTTATATACTCAAATCTTTCACCAGCAACAAAACCACCACTAATCAAGTCAACGTCAACTGTACCAGAGACATATGCACTTGCTCCCGTAGTTTCATTAAATGTAACAGCAGCAATTTTTGCTCTAGCACCAGTGTTAACACCCTTTACTTTTAGTCCACTTACTAGACCTTGCAAACCAGTGTTTTGTTGGTAGACAACACGGAACTGTTGAGGTCCGAAAATCTGATGTCCTACTGGAAACTCTGTTCCAAAATCACCATTTGCTTCTTTATCAACTATGATTCTTTGCTTGTCATCAAAGACCATAGCAAAGTCCCAAGTAGCAACAGGATCACCATTAGAATCAATTTGGTCACGATATGTAACACCAATCACATAGTTCTTATCACCGAACTTCATGATGTGTTTGTTAGGATTAGCTGGTCTGATGATTACCAATCTTAAGTTATCACCAACAACTGAACAGTCAGGAGGTAGAGATATTGGGTTGTCTTCTACATAGTCACCACCAGATACGATGATAGTTTCTTTAACGCCAGGTGTTTTCCATGCTTCCTGTGCTGCCTTCTTAATAGTTCTTACTGGGTTTACAGCAGAACGACCATCGTTAAGGTCAGAACCAATCTGCTGTGACACATAGATACGACCACCAACGTCATTCGTTGCTAGGTTAAGGACGTATTCTGTAGTTGCAATCTTGTCTGATCTGTCACCAAGTAGAGGTGTGATAGATCTTGGAAATACTCCAGACTCTGGTGATGAATTATATTCATATTCTGTAGGATCATTTACACGGAAACCAATATGTTTGAATTGTACTTCACCATTCAATACTGTTCCATCTGTATGCTCAGGTGCTGATGCAGCAGTTTGTCCTGTGTTCAGTGCCTGATACATGTTGGCACCGAAGTACCTGTAAGAATCTTTTCTTATAATAACATTAGGAGACCAAGGTGTTCCTGTGTTATTAGCATAAGTTTTTAAATTTGGTGCTCTAAATGCTGCGTTAGGAGTAACAAAGTTGTCAATATCAAGGTTTAGGATTCTCGCAGTGTCAGAGATGATAGAAGTTGAAGTTCTAATCGCACCGTTAATGTCAAGTTCAAAGTCTACAGTATCAAGAACAGCAGTAGCAGTAGCACCAGCACCACCACCTTCTGTGATACTTACAGCAGGAGCAGTTGTATATCCAGTGCCTGGTTCATTAACAGCAATAGAAACAACCCTACCATTAAAAATAAACGCAGAAGCAAGTGCTTGTATACCACCAGCAACATTAGGAGCACCAATTGTTACAGTTGGGTTTACAGTGTATCCAGCACCAGCAGTATCAATCTCAATATTGTTAACTCTCTGTCCAGTTCTATTGATACCAACACGAGGTAAGTTTGTTTGAGGATCTAACTGAGCACGCAATATCTCCTTCTCTCCTGACCCTGTGCCAGTGCGAATAGTAACTTCATTATCACCGATAAGTTTGGGGTTGACTCCCCTTATTTTTTCTTTATCGGAATTAATATGAAAACTCATGGTGCTGCAGTATCCTTAGACATTTTTTCCTATGATATATTTAGCATTAAGACCAAGCAATGCTAACAACTTGGGTATAAGAAACCCATTTAATTGTTGATGTAGTACCAGCTCTAGTTGTAGAATAACTAAATCTGTTTGATGCTCCTACTGGCACAACAGACCAAGTTTCTCCAGATGGAACATCATCTTTGATTACTGTCTGAAAACTAGACTGTACAGTTGTATTTCCAACTCCATCACAATATAATGATGTTTCAAATTTTGTAGAATAAACAGTTCCTACATCATTGACTGCCATAATATGACCAGTAACAAAACTCATAGTATTGCTAGGAATAGGAATTTGAGTTCCTAGTCCATCCAAGTCAAGTGTAGATGTGTTTAATCCACGCAAAATATAACTGGTAGAACTGCTATCAGTATAGTGACTATTTTTTACTTCTAAAGTATTAAGATCTTTTGCATTCCTTAACTCATCTACAACTACAGTTTTGCCTACAGCAAATCCACCAGTGGAATCAAATTTTTCTATTGTTGTTGCCATTTTTATTTCTTGTTGATGTTAGATACGATAGTTACTACAACATTGTGTCCTGCTGTAACAGAAGAACCTATGTCAAAATTGACTCTTGCAAACCCACTTGCTGTCTTCTCAAATGTTGGAACAATTAATTGTTCTCCAGTCCTGACATTTCCATATTCTGTATGGAATATATCAGTTCCATTATCTATAACACCAAACTCAAAGAATTCTTTATTATTGTTAGATGTGTTTTCAGCAACCATAACAACCTTTGCTCCATTTTGAACAGAAAGTTGATAGACGTTTGATCCTCCATTATTAATTGTTCCTTTCTGTAAAGAAACTTTCTCAGATAGGATCTTAACATCAGCAAGTTCAAACTCTTTCAAGTCACCGTCAAATATTTTAACTCCATCATATACACCAGTTCCAAAACCTACGTTCAAGAATACATCACCTTGATTGTCCAATCTTAGAACAGGATCAACATTTAATCCAGATGAAAGACCTAGATCAAAGTATTGTTTGCTGGTATGTAAGAATGTTGTATCAGTAGCAGTATTGTCAAGAGTTGTTTGAGCACTATTGAATGTCATCAACTGTGCAGTAATCTCAAACTCTTGTGATGTGACAGATCTAATAGTATCTACTGAATAGAAATCTAATGCAGTTGTTGTTAATTGAACTGTATTACTTCCATCATTGTAGAAGTATAATATATTTTCATTTGATCCAGCAGATAATTCTGGAATAATATAAGTATTCTGGTCAACGTCTTTTACTCCACCAAGTGAACCCCAGTTGGTTCCATCATAACCTTCATAAGTTAGAGTTGTAGTATTGTATCTGATAGATCCTGTTGCAGCAGATCCTCTCTGTGCTGTAGTTCCAGAAGGAACAACTAAACTTGTGTCTATATCACATACAATTTTCTTACCAGCATTAGGTCTGATATCAATATCATTAACAAGTGATGAGATCTCATTATTCTGGAATCTTAAATCACCACTGATTGTCAATGGCACATCACCAAGAGGTCCTATTTGTACATCAGAACACTCTTCAAATGTTAGTAATCCAACAGCACTTGTATTATATTGTAGTGTTGCAGATCCGTTTGTAAATGGATTACCAGATATATCAGTTGGTTCACTACCTGATGTTGCTGTCGTTCCAGAGACTGTAACTTCAAATACGTTGTTTCTATACTTAACGTAACTTCCTGCTGTTACAGGAGTGTTTGCTGCCCATTCAGTGTAAGTTGGTGCTGCTGTATTGAGAGAACGCACCTTCTTCATCTGAATAAATTCTAAATGATTTGGTGTAACTCTAATTGTATTATCACCATCATTATAGAACCATAATTTATTATCGTTTGCTCCAACAGTTTCTTCAGCAGAGATGAATGTGTTACCATCCAAATCTCTAACACCACCTAATGATGACCATGATGTTGTTGCAGCACTATATCCTTCATACTGTCCACTGTCTGTGTTAAATCTAATCGCACCATTTTCTACTACAGCAGATGATGGTCTAGCGTTAGTATCACCAGCAGGAATAATAATTGCAGATGTTGTGTTTATCTTTGCAACTCTTGTTGCTGCTGGACTAATAAGAATATCAAAACCAGAAAGAGATTTAATATCATTATCTTCAATCTCAATTTGATCATTACTATTAAATTTGTCTAATGTTTTAACAAATCCACTTGTTGTTAATGCACCAGTGCTACCAACAATATCTACTACATTTGTTTGTGGTGAAGATCCAATAAAGAAGTTACCATTGTTTATAATATTTTGTGCAGTTGCAGTTATATTAGCACTAGAATTAATTGTGTTTAACGCTGCAACATCACCAACAATAGAAGGAGCAGTTAATGTTCCAGTAACTTCTGCAGTAGCAACTCCTAAATCAGTTCCACTAAAAGTTATGGCAGATAAAATTCCTGCATCAATATCAGCAATAATAACATCTGTAGAAGCAATAGTCTGAACTAAAATACTAAATCCACTACCAAATACTTTTGGATTATTAGCATCTATGGTTATTGATGCTGATCCACCTAATCCAGCATTGTTTTGGGAATAGTAATAAAGAGTTGAAGGAGTTGATGCTGTTACTTTAATTGTTAATGCATTTGCATCTCTAACAACACCATCTGTAAATTCAGCACCCTCAAATTTTAAAGTTATAGTTCCAGCATTGATAGGAAACTCATCAATAGTTACACTAGTAGCAGTCTTACTTACAACTCTTGTAACAGCAGCAAGTTGACCAACTCCAGTTCCTGTAACTGCCATTCCAACTTCAATTCCAGTTGTAGATGTTACACTAATAGTTTTACTTTGTGTGTCTAATGTTGCTACTACATTTTCTACTAGAGATGGTGCGTATGCACCTCCTTCAAATGCACTAAGAGCAAAAGTATCTGCTGATAAAGATGCATCACCAAGATCAAATGTATATGTGCTGCCAACATAAAAAGTTAAACTTGGAGTAAATACATCGTCAATTGTAAATATGTCATCATCAACAGATGTTGCAACTGTGTAAGTTCCTGCACCTCCAGATCTGGTTATAACATTAGGATTAGTGAAACCAGTGTTTGCGTCAGATATTTCAATAACAATATTTGTTGTATTACCACCGCCTTCGTTTACTTGTAATATTGTGTAATCATTGAAATCTGTGACACTATCAATTGTAAGAGTAATGTCATCTGCAGGAGAACTACCACCTACATCAGTACCAGCAATAACCAAAGTTTCCTGAGCCTCATATCCAAAACCACCATCAGTAACTTGGACTGCAGAAACACCCTGTGCATCTCTGGTTACACTAAATGTTGCTCCACTACCACTACCACCACTGGCAGATACAGAACTACCATAATCTGCGTTTGCCTCTGCTACGATTGTTGATCCTGTTGGTACAAATGTAACTATTGTTCCATCTTGTTCACTTACTGTTTGCGATGTTGTAAAAGTTCCTGCTGCAACAGTTCCACTAAAAGTAAGAGTTTGAATATTTACATATTTTACAATTTTAGTTTCTGCTGCTACTAGGTTTGTAGGATCTACTGTAAGAACATCGTTTTCAGAATATCCATTACCAGCAAAGTCTCCAGAAATTACTGCAGAATCTACAGATCCTAATCTTGAAATTGTATATTGAAATGTCTGAGTACCTACACCAAATACAGGAGAGAATGATAATACTGCAGTACCTGGTTCAGTTGCTGCTCCAGATAAAGTTATAATATTATTGGGTGCATCAATAGACCCAATTGTTGTGTTTGCTTGTAATACTGCGTTACCAGAAGTTTGTGTAATTGCATCTCCAATTGATAATCCAGCAACTGAGGGCAATGTAACATTTAAAGAATCAATAGATGAAAATGTCAAAGTAGCAGCACCAGGAGTTGCAGGAGCTTGAGATATTGTAACTGTGTTTCCACTTATTGCTGTTACACTGACACCCTGACCAGTATCACCTGTGCTTCCTGCCTCAGTAAGAATTGACATTCCTACTTCTAATCTAGAACCATCAGGAACTGTAAAGGAAGTTCCTGTTCCAAGAGTTACAGAAACACCGTTTAAAGTACCTGGTATGTAACAACTGATATTAGTTGTGGCACCAGGTAATTCTAATACATCTCCTATTTGGAAATTCTCTCCATAAGTTGCAATTTCAAATTCTGTAATTTCACCTGGCGTTGTGGTAACAGTATATTCAAATCCTGATCCACCTCCACCACCTAAACTTGCATCTGTTGCTGATAATATATCTCCACTTAAATAATTTTGACCAGTGGTTTCAATAACTACGTTTGATACAACACCTGTAAATGTAGGAGTTCCAATCAAAGCAACCATTCCACTACCAGTACCACCAAGATCTACAGGAAGAGCAGAAAATGTATCTCCTTGTTTGTATCCATTACCAGCAGTAGTAACTGAAACGTCTGTTACAGCACCACCAGTAACAGTAACGTCACCAAAAGCACCTCTACCATAGACTCCTGTAGATCCAGATGTGTGGTTAATTGATCCACCCATTCCTGCGTGCTGAGAACAGGCATATCCGAGACTTCCAGCACCAAGGTCAAAAATAATTAAATCTACAAATGCTCCTGCAGTTCCTTCTACAGTTTGAGAAACTTGTAAATATTTTGTTAAATCTAGTGCGTTTAATTCATCACCAGCACCATGAAAATATAAAGGGTGTGTGCTGTTACTAGCATCTGACATATCAAAACGATATGTGTTACCAGAAGTTAAATTAAGAGTTGGTGTTGTAGAACCATCTATAACATATTGATATGTGCCAGGACCTCCAATCACTGTTACTACAAATGTTTGAGTTGGAGTGTTGTAGAATTGTACTGACGAGTATGTACCATCTACATATCCAGAACCTGGCGTTTGTACAGTAGTTGGTAAAGTTGTAGTACCAGTAACTGTGACTTCTGCAGTTGCACCATTACCATTTCCTCCAGTCAGAGAAACACCAGAATAAACTGCAGGAGCATACGCAGAACCTGGATTTGATATGGAACCCTCTAAATCAGGAACCTCAAAATTACAAGTTGCTCCAGTACCATTACCACCAGTTAATGCTATACCAGTAAAGTTTGATCCAGGTGTATAGTTTTTACCTTGTTGTGTAATTGATCCAGACCAAGGAACAACTACAATATCAAGCAAAGCATTATCACCAGTACCACCTAATATAGGAACTTCTGTATAACTACCAGCATCATAATTCTGACCAACGTCCTGTATAAGAAGACCAGTATCTTCTAATTTTTTCTGTTGTATAATGATGTCTTTGTAATACTTTACATCAGTTGCAGATATGTCAATTAATTTCTTTTCTAAAGCAACAAAACCAAGAGTTGTTGTATCTGCTTTGTAGATACCTAACTTGTCATCTGTAGTAAAAGCTAGTGATGGAGCTTGTCTTGTACCATCACCTAGTTTTAAGTTACCAGTAGATAGATCCGTGCCACCAGCTGTGACTTGAAATATATCTGCTCCTATTTGATTAATCTTCTGCCTTTGGGTCTCAAAGGTATCCGATTTAGCTACTTGTATTGCTGGCATTTTGGATTAACTCTCTTAATAAGGACTTTATTTCAGACACTTCATTCTTCAACATATTTATGTCATCCAATGCGGAACCTAAGTGCTTAGACTTTCTCCTTGCTTCTATAGCAGAATCGTCCAGATTCAAGATAGCACCTGTGTTTTGGTCTCTTACAAGACCATCATGTCCTTCAACCTTCAAATAATCCATATGCGGAAATTAGAATGAGGCTACTGCCCTTATGTCTTGAATCTTAGGCACAAACGATGGATCAACACCACGCATGATGACTTTGACTGCAAATGATGAGAATTCTGGTAGATCAGCAATACTATATTTCAAATCTTGATAAGATGATTGCTTCTCTACAATACTAGATATTGAATTTTCACTTGTTGCAATTTCAAATGTATCTGGTGATCCATCTACGTTGAAGAACTCCCAGTCAATATCTTCAAAATTATCTTGACTAGATGCTTTCTTAAATCTATAAAGAACTTGTATGTTACTGATATCTTTAACATTTGCTAAGAGGTGTACATCAATAGCAGATGCTGGACTTTGTATTGAAACTTCCTTGGTTACATACTTAGCAATAGAAGAACTATTCTTAGATGTATCTTCAGAAACGAAATCAATACCGTTCTCATAAGTTACAGAACCAACTTCTAAATATGAAGCTTCGTTATCTGGTTGATCAGGATACTTGACAAAATCACCAACACGGAATATGTCTGCAATTTGATCTGTTGTTACAGAGTTTCTATTGTACAATACGTTATCAATTATTCTATCAGTAAAATTATCATTTATTGGTTGAACATCAACCTTTAATGTCAACTCTTGTGTTTGACTATTCCATATTGTAGTTCTACCAGTAATGATATTATCATATGTTTCTAATATGATAGATGGATTTCTTGCAACAATTGTTGATGCTTGATCTATACTGAAGAATATCTGTGATGGATTAGAATCAACAGTAACATTAGTCAAAGAAGATTGATTTCCAAGAGTTACAGTTTCACCTTTTTGGAAGAATTGACTAGTAGTTACTCTAACGTAAACCACGTTACCATTTACTCTTGCAATAGTTCCACTGGTTTTAGTTGTTTCTCCAACTATTGTTTGATCATCTTGTATTTGAGTACCACCATTACCAGCAAGTTCAAATGTGTAAACAGGATAAAATTTTATAATTTGATCTTTTCTACCAAATCTATCTTCTTGACCTGTAGCATTTTCTATTCTATTAGATGATGTCTTTACAGTAGCACTTGACAAGTCTATTATTGGACTCAAATAAGACTTAGTAGACGACAATAACATTTTGTATGTCAAAGATTCTGTCAAACTATTCAAGGTTTCATTTATTCTAGATGCAACAAATTTTTGATTAGTAAAATAGTGTGGTTCATTCAAAAATGTTTTCTCATAATCAGATGTTGAATATGATGTATAGTTAGTTGTATTAGAATCAACAGGAACTACGTCTGTTGTTTTTACACTAGTATCTAAAGTTGTTCCAGTGAATGTCAAATAATGAATTTGTGGATACAGTGTTTCATACTTTCTATTGTAAGAAGCATAAACAACATCTCCACCACCTATTGCATTTGCAGCTGCCTGTGAACTAGATGTTATATTATAAGTATCAACACCAGAATTTGTTACTTCAAATAATGTACTGTTTAATATTGATTGTGTAATACCACCAGTTTCTAATGCATTCTTATAGAATACATATGACTTACCACTATCTTCAAATCCATGATCTCTATGAGTTACTTTAAGAATAGAGTTATTGTTTTTGAATAACTTAGAAGTTGAGTTAGTATTAGCACTAGCATTTGTTTCAAATGGATTACTATCTAATAATTCATATCCTGTATTACCATTCTTAATTAATAGTTCTGCTGGTCTAGTAATATCAAACTCTGCACGATATAAAGTAAACTTAAGATCTTCAAATATATCCTCAGTCCAACTTTCAGTATTTTGTGATCGGTAAACCGAACCTAATGAAGGTTGAGTTGTGATGACCGTACTTGTTGATATGTCAGTCTCACCTAATTTAGATGACCATAATTTATAATCAATAGAATCAGTCTCTACTACAAGAGCATACTCAGTATCATTCTGTAAATATACTGGATAGTCAAACATGAAATTTGTAGGAGTTGTAGAATTTGTTACACCCTCTGTATCAACCGCTACACCCATTCTAACTGCTGGTGTATCTATTTCTATGAAAGTCTGTATTTCACATCCTCCAGCACCATTTCCGACGCCTTTCACAACAACTGATGGTGCTTCTGTATATCCAAAACCAGATAATGAAATTTCTGTATTGTAAATTTTACCACCAGATACTTCAATACTTGCTGTAGCAGTAGATCCACCAGGTAATTGTGGACTTTCTATTGTTAGAATTGCACTGTCATAATTAAGACCAGGATTTGTAATTTTAATATCAGATAACTTACCACTATCTTTTGCAACTGTTAAAACTAAATCTGTGTTATCTGTTGCATTGGCAAGTGTCACAGATGGAATTGTTAATCCTTCATTCTGTACAAAAGATCTACCGTTATGATTACTTAGAACAACAGTATAACATTGCTCATTTGTGAGACTATATCTACCAGATGCAGAGGCAACTAATTCAACATTGTTTTTGTCAAACACTTGAAGTATAGGACCTGATGCAGCAGAAGAATTACCAGTTACAGTTTCACCTTTAAGTATTGACATGTTACCACTAGCAAAACACTTAAGGAATGTGTTTGGTGATAATGTTTTTTCACTGCCAGGTACAATACTCTTGCCTGGTTTTTCGGCATCTACATTTGTAATGTAAGTTTTGATTGGTATATTTGTACTCTTCTTGCTAAAGAATAAATCTAATCCTGTAACAAATACTCCACCATCAAAGTTTTCAATTTTAAATGTTTGTGCAAGAGGATTAGGTCTTACAGGATTATCAGTATTGCTTTCTATTAACTGCACACCTTCGTTAGATTTAAAGATTGCTGGTTTAGTAGAGATGATACTATCAGGATTTTGTGGAAGAATACCTGTAGCATAATACTTAACTTCTGTGTAAGAATCTACTCCTTCTTTTGCTTCATTAGTTGCACTGGATGTGAATCTAAATGTTAGAGTTCCTGTTGTTAATGTTATCTGCTCAGAATCAGTATCATAAGATAGATTATCAATGTTTCCATCCCATACAGCATTTTCAGCTGGTGGATATCCTGCTGGTAAAACTATTAGACCACTAGCATTACCATACTCATCTGTAGTAATAGATCCATTAAATGCTGATAAAGAGTTTCCTGCAATGCCAGTATATCTAAGATCAGGATTGACCCAACGACTAATATCTCTACCTTCTAAGAACACATAGATTTTTGTGTTAGGTTTCATTCTACCAACATTAAATTTAATAGGTACGCTTCTAGCAAATAGTGATAATGATGTTGATACTAAATTACCATTTACAGTTTTAGTTTGCACACCCTTACCCACTTCGTTATTTTGTGGACTAATATTAGATGTACTACCAACAGATGCATTTTGTACCGATGTCTTAGCAATTTGTGAGTTTACACCACCAAGAGAGTTAATACTTGTAAATGATGATGAGGCACCTACCCAGTTTACAATAAATGAATTATGAATACTAGAGAAACTTTCTTTTACATTTTCTTTTGCCAAGAATATATTGAATAGATCTGTATTTGTATCTACAACAACTGGTTCAATTGATTGATCATACCATTGATCTACAGATGGAGATACATGACTATCACCAACATATTGTAGAACAACAAATGGGTTTGGATTTAATGTAGAAGATGCAAAATCATTTCCTAATAAAGATAATGACTGATATGGCAATGTTATCATATGACCAGATTTTTTATATCCAGAAACTGCTCTCTGATCATTTCTAGTGTTTACTTCTACAAGATGAATAGAGTCTTCTTTTGATTGTGGACGTAACACAGATTGTTGTGGGTCTACAGCACACTTATAATCAAGAGATCTAAGATTACCAACTTTATGTGCTTCAAAATTATCAACAAAGAAACCAGACTTAAATCTGTCTAGACCAATCTCATCCTTAACTTGCATGTTAAGTGCTTGCTGTTCTAGTATGCTAAGTGTGGTGTAGTATTCTAGTCTTTCAATACGTTTTTCTAGTTTACCAATGTCACGCATTGTATAGCGACGATTGTCAACAGGAGTAAGTCTTACATCTTTACTTGTCTTTGTAAATGCAGGAATGTATGCATAGAATAATGGTACAGCATCTTCTATTGGATCTGGTTTGGTTGGGTTGAGAGATGAGTTACCCTCTTTTACTATAAACTTACCTTTCTTATCCAAGAATATACCATCAATACGATCTAGATATTGTTTCTGACTGAATGAAAATGTATACTCTAAATTTGTATCAGGAGCAGGAGTACTAGACACCACAGCACCAGCACCAGCAAAAGGACTATCTGTAATTTCTAGTAATGATTTGTTTAAGAAACCAGGTATGATAGCAGTACTATCAACTTTTGGTCTGAAGTCAATTACGTTTTTAAGTTCTACTATTCCTAAAACAGAAGAGTTGAAATCTGGAATCTCATCTTCTGGCACACCAGCATCATGTAAGTAACTGTCTATAGTTACAAAGTCACCTTGTGAATGTTCAAAATAATCAAAAGCAATAACAAGTTGTCCTGTAGTTTCTTCAAAACCTGGTTTTAAAACTATTCTAGAGACATCATATATTGTATCTCTTTGACCATCATCAAATGTATATCTTGATGTTACGTCTGTACCAGAAATTAGATTACCAGCAGTGTCTATCTCAGGTGGTTGTGATGATGTTCCTTCATAAACATATCTTAATTTGTATGCGTCAGAGTATGATAGTATTTCCACTGCTTCACTATCATAATCTGTACCTCTTAGTGGAACTATACGGTCACCAGCAGATGTAACTGTGATTCTCTTATTCTTAATTGCTGTTTTAAGTCTTGGTTTTGCATTAGATACTTCTAGTGTTGCAGTTAACTTAAGTTTAGGAAATGCTCCATTAGATGGGATAGATCCAAAATAATTTAATGGCAACTGTAAACTAATACTACCAGATGTAAGACCACTAGCAGTATCTGTGGATGAAGTAATTTCTACTGCATCTGAAGAAACATAAATGATATCACCTTTTATAATATCAGGTGCATCGCCAGCATCTAGTATTGTAATAATAAAGTTCTCCTCACGATATGCAGCAAACCTTTGTGTACCAAATGGTAACTGTGCAGCAAATGTTATCACACCACCAGAACTAGATGCAGTAGTTACAAAATCTCTACGGAAGTAATACTTGATCTTAGTATCATTACCACCAGCAGAAATTTGAGAAACTTGCTTACTACCAGTTGAGTATAGTAATGTGCCACTTGTAGAATTGTCCACCTTTGGACGTAATCTTACAATACTAGTATTTGTAACATCACCAGGTAAAACTGTATCTAGATAAATTCTAGATTTATATGCTCCTTCTTGTTCTGTTGCATACTGCACAACTGCTCTAACAAGATTGTTATCATTATCAGAAAACTGTACGAGATCTCCTTGTTGCACAACAGTTGCTGCGTTGGCACTAAAACTTGTAGATTCTACAAAATTAGATCCTTGTGTACCAAAGAATGTATAGTCAGTTACAGTCTTAATCTCAGAATACTTTTGACTATCTACAACAACGTCAGCCGAAAATACATTCTCATTTCCAGCACCATATTGACAACCAAGAGACTTAACATTCTGTGGTGTGTATGTAGTAACTGTATTTCTGAATAAACAAGGTACAACAGCAGCTGCAGCATTAGGTGTGCCAGCAGAATCAGGATTCTTAACTGTTACTGATGGAGGTTGAGCATACTCAATACCAACAGCAGATCTATTTGAAACTTGTGCTTTATAAATTTTTCCATCATTTGATCTAGATAATGAAATTTTAGAACTGTCATATTCTAATCCATTGATTAATAAAGTAGCACCATCAGCATATCCCAATCCTCTATTTTGAACAACAAAATGAGATATTGTATTTTCTCTAGCAATTCTTACAGTGTTTCCTGCTTCATCTTGTATTGTTTCACCAGACAAGAATTTACCAGACAATGTTTTTACAAACAAAATTTTACCAGTAGAATATACGCCAGTTGATGAACCTTCTACAACACCATATGCCTTACTTTGAATACCAAACACATAACTACCTTCGTCAAAAGCATTTGCTCCCGAAGGGTTACTTTCTAAGAGAATTTTAGTAAAGAATTGAGGATCAAAATAAGAAAATCCAAATGTTGTGTTATAAGTAGATGATCCTGCTGCTAGGCGTCCTTTTGACAATACCACATCTGAGTCTGGATTGAATCCACTACCTCTTTGTTTTACTATGAAGTTACTGGGTTTTGATTTACCAATTACAGGTGTAATAGTATCAGAGTAATCAACAATAAATCCAAACTCATTTGAGTTTGTTTGTGCATTTGCTTCTGATAAGAAAATTCTTCTTTTAAATTCATCATCAGATAAATCGTACTCTAATAATAATGCCTCTAATTCATTTTTAGGACCTGTAACTGTAAGTTCTAAAAACTGTACATTTGTTGATGCGTTAATAAGTGGTTTATTAGTAGTAGCAAAAGATAATGTTTTAAAAGATCCAACTGCTGTAGGTGTGCCACCATCAGATCTGGTCTTAATAAAATACAGAGTTCCAAATTGTGTTTGAAAAGTAGTATCAGTAACTGCACCAATTAATGTTGTAGGATTTGTTATCTGAAGTGTAATAGTTTTCACACCATCATCAGATGTAAATATTTTTCCTCTTCTGTTTACAGTTTGTCTATGATCTGTAGATAATTCTGTATCATTCAATCCTATGGAACCATCATTAAATGTATTATAAAGAAACACATCAGGATATGCAGTAAGATCAGATCCTTCTTTGTTTAAAGGAACACTACCATATACATTAGTAATGCTATATGTTGGCAAACCTTTTGATTTTAAATTTACATTGTCAGTAGAAAGACTTTCTCTTGCTTTGTTTATTTCAAGATACTTAGTCTCTTTATTGACAATCTCATAACCTTTGATGTATGCCTTGCCAGGTCCGATACTAGCAATCATTTTTCTAGATGCGTCACCAAGACTATATCCATTGTATAATCCAAACTCATCAGCACCAAAGATACCTCTGTTGCCATCTTTCTGTGCTAACTCTCTTACATCAATATCAAAATTTTCTACGACATAATCACCTGACTCATCAAAAGTTCTACGAGCAAGTGTTTGTTCTAATACACTGAAATCTGTAGTAGATACTTTGCTCTGTACAAGTCCTCTAGATACAGTAAGAAGTTGAATAAAATTCTTATCAGTAATTGCACCAAGTGCAAATTCCTTGAGTGATAAAGATATTTTTAATCTATTTGCACCAGGTGCAGTATAGTTTGCAGATCCTATTGCATTATCATATAGAGATGCATCTTCTTCTGGAGTTACAATTTCTTCCTTAATAACAAAACCAATCTTTGCAGATGGTTTGTTGTAATACTCTTCAACAACTAAAAGTTCTTCATCGTTTCTAACAAAATATCCATTTACAAAATAGATACCTTCTTCTACCTTAACAGCAGAACCAAATCCCATTGCAGGACTTTCTAATGATGTTACTTCTCCAGTATCAGGATTAGTAATAGAAATACTAGTAGGAAGTACACTTCCATCAGTTCCAACTACAAGCAAAGGAGTATTGACACCATCAACCACCTCTAGAGTCTCACCTTGTCTAAATGTAGTCTCAGTGTTAGACGAACCACTATTGATATAGTTAACAAATAATGTATCTGCGGATGTTTCTGTTGCTAACTTAGTTGCGAGAATAGTAGCCTTAACACCAGAAGTCAATCCCTGTAGTTGTTGCCCAATCAACTGAGAGATATCATACTTCTTGTAAACAATATCATTTCCTTCTGATACTGCAACCTCAGATACTGAGGATAATTTTACATAATCTAACTTTGTGTTTAATCCTACCTCACCAGGTATTACCAATTCTCCTTGCTTGAAAGCATATTTACCAAAACTTTCAACCTGATTCTGAAGAATAGATTGTATCTGTGTTAATTCTCTACCCTGTATAGAAAATCCTGGACGAAACAGAATTTTATAAAAATTCTTGTTCGCATCAAAATCCTCGTAGTATGGGCTTACATTAAGATTCGTCTTTTGAGGCATTGTATTCCCGCCAATATAACTAGTATTCTCGTCATATTATTTAGCGAAGTTTTCTAATGCTTAGAATTCAATTACTAACTTGATATCTTCTATCTGGTCAGGTGCACGAGTGATTAGTCTTCTGTTCTCAACATAAATTACCTCACCTGAGTTATTTTCAATCTCAGGAGCAGCAAGTCCAGATGAGAATGTTACTCCCAATAAAGCACTATTATAACTTGTATTTACATTACCAGATGCAGTTGATTCTTCACCAGTAATTGCATTAGAACCATTAGACTCAAATGGTCTAACAACACCTTGATCAGTGTGAGAATCGTTTGTTTGGATGTACTTAAGAACACCAGCAGTTGTAGAACCACTGTCTAATGTCCATGATACAACTGTACCATATGCTGTACCACCAGTTACAGTCTGTGTAATCTTCTCGTCAACGGAGAAGTCTGCGGTAGCACCTGTAATTTTAACTGCTTTTAATCCAGATAATGTATCAGCAGTTGAGAATGTTGTTGTACCCCAGTTAAATGGATCAGCAAGGATTCCAATACGACGGAAGTCGTTATCTACAGGAAAGTCTCCAGATCCTTCTGAATATGTAAGACGAATGTTAGTCATAACACGCTTACCATTTAGTTCTGTCTCATGATCAGAACCATGTCCACCTTCGGGAGGAAGAATAACTTCAAGAGCTCCAAGAGCAGATGCTCCAGTTGCTACAGCAGATGATAATCCTGAGTTAGAGAATAGATTACCATTAGTTAGAAGAACGTTGGCATAGGTATAACCTGATCCACGAGCTTGAATACTTGCAGAAGTAATAGTTCCAGAACCATCTGTTACAAATTCTATAACTCCACCAGATCCATCACCCTTAATACCTGTGTATAGAGTTTGAGATGCAGGAAGACCACTTCCAGCATTCTCAATAACAACAACGTCTGCTGCTCCATCAACCGCTTGACCAACTACTGCAGTTCTAGATGCGTTAGCAGGAAGAACGATTGGCATAAAGTCTGATGAAAGGAACTTAAGAACACCAGCAGTTGTAGAACCACTATCTAATGTCCATGATACAACTGTACCATATGCAGTACCACCAGCTACAGTTTGAGTAATTTTCTCGTCAACTGTGAAATCTGCAGTAGCACCAGTAATTGCATTAGAACCATTAGACTCAAATGGTCTAACAACACCCTGATCAGTGTGAGAATCGTTTGTTTGGATGTACTTAAGAACACCAGCAGTTGTAGAACCACTGTCTAATGTCCATGATACAACTGTACCATATGCTGTACCACCAGT